GGTAAAGCTCCTAAACAAACACAAGGAGTGCATTCATCATGAACGCAAAAATTAATATTCAATTACCAGGACAATCAGTTCCTTTTTATAATGCTTCTAATTTATTAAATGCATATAAACTTGCATATGAAACGGCTAACCAACTTCGCACCCTACTCAATCAAATAAGTAAGTCTGCAATCTTCATTAAAACATATGCTGAAGAGAATAATTTAGATAATTCAATCTTCACAGAGATTGAAAATTTAATCGCAATTTCGCTTCAACTTTCCAACTCCCATACCGATATATATAACGCTGAGATTAAAAGACATCGTCAAGAACCATATGATCAGTACGATGCTGACGATTTAAATGGAGCTTATGCACTTGCTCATGAAAATACGACTTGGTTAGAAACGTTAATCTCTAAAATTAGAATAGAAGTTAATTTGGTTAAAGAAGCAGTAAAGGATGTTATTCACGGCGCTGTCTTTGCGACACTTGAGCATTTAATTAATATTGCTGAGTATTTAGCTGAAACCAATGTTAATGCTTTTTCTATTGAAAGTGAAAAGTATGAAGCTGAACGGGAGGCATCTAAAAATGGATAAATCCCAAGTTCCAGTTAATAAAGATTCAGTTCAGCCAACTACAGAGCCGAAACAAAATTCACAATCTTCTACATATGTAGAATCTGTCCGTATAACGCCAGATCGACTCATTAATGCCATGATCAATAATATTCGGCAAGGAGGATCTGATGAGCATTGATGCAACTCGGTGGTCATG